CCCAGTCCTTAAGGGGGATGATATCTATGCCAGATCTGAAAAACAAGCAACAGCTGGCCGACGCTGCGATGACCCTCGCAACGAGTTACGATCTGGTACAACGAGAAGCGACAACCTTCATCCCAGTTCACTGGGAGTCGGGGAACCCTGAGCCGCCGCCAGCGCCCGGGGAGCGCATCTGGGTACCGCTCAGTCGTGACGACAAGCGTCGCCTGGCAAACATCAAGAGCAAGATCCTCTTCGCGAACGACGGAGAGCTACGCAGCTTTGAGTTCATGGTCAGGCAGTTGGCAAGCCACAACTCAGAGGATATCAGCCGGATCCTGGTGAAGACGAAGGAGGGGATGCGGCAGTTGGACGAGCGGGGAAAGCTCATCGAGCACGACGACTCGTTCACCCCCAACTATGTGAAGCCACTGTTGAATGAGGATCTCGAAGACAAGCAGTTCGTCTTCAACACCATCACGGAGTGGCTGGGGGGTTCCGTGCGGGAAGCTGATTCACTGCTCAACCACCTTGCAACCTGTCTGGCACCAGGGTACAGCGCCGTCAAGTACATCCTGCTCCTCGGAGAAGGACGTAACGGTAAGAGTGTGCTCCTGAGCATGCTCACAGGACTGTTCGGCAAGGAGAACGTCAGCAGCGTTAGCCGCCAGCTCATGGCGGAGCGGAGCCCGACCTGTGTCGAGCTCAACGACAAGCTGCTCAACGTGATCTTCGACGGTGAGATGACCTACATCAAGGACAGCTCGATGGAGAAGACGCTCATCGCCGGCGAGGCCGGCACTGTGCGGATGCTCTACGAGAACGGCATGACGACTGTCCAGACGAACGCCCTGTTTATCGAGGCACTGAACCAGGAGCCGAAGGCTCGGGACAAGAGCTCTGCCCTGCAGAAGCGCCTGGTCCGGTTCCAGTTCCCGAATGTGTACCAGCAGGACAAGGAGTTCTTCAGGCTCATGACGAGTGAGCAGATGCTCGGGGCCCTACTGTCCCTGCTCATCGACCACTACGTCGAGGAGAAGGACATTGCCCTCAAGCTCACGCCGACTGAGAAGTCGCTGGAGCTGCAGATGGATCAGGTCTGGGTCACGAGCCCTGTGTTGCAGTACCTGGACTACCTGCTCACCACAGACCCGAGTGCGATCGCGAAGCTCGAGGCCGGCGGGTATCCCGTCGACAGTCTGTTGGCATCCTTTAAGCCCTGGGCTGAGAGCCAGAACATGCAAGACCGTAGTGACGGGGACTTCCTGCTGCTGCTGAAGTCGAGTTTCGACATTGGCTGGAAGACTACCCGGGTCAACGGGAAGCCGAAGAATCAGAAGGTGCTGAAGGGACTCAAGCCTGAGACCCAAGCGGCCCTTGAACTTATGAAGGGAGACTCACATGGGACTGAACATCCAGACGAAGAACTGGTGGGAGACTGACGCCTACACTGTAGACGCACTCCTGGCGCCGCAAGCGATCAACGAGCCCTCCTTGTGGGGGCCGCAGGGTCCGGCACTCGTGCGCTCGTATGAGAACGGATCCACACAGTCTGGCTGGGGGCTCACGCCTCCACAGGGCAGCGACGAGGGCTTCATGGCCCGGTACGCGCGAGGCGAGTTCCTGCCGCGGCGCACGGAGTACGGGTACGAGAAGGGCACGCACGCAGCCGCACTCGTGATGCGCAGCACTCGGCTCTTGTGCGTCGATATCGACGGCAAGAATGGAGGGCTGGAGCATGCAGGCAGCTTGGGGGCCTTGCCCCTGACGCTGGCTGAGACGAGTAAGAGCGGGAACGGGTACCACCTGTTCTACGCAGTACAAGAGCCGTGGACAGAGGACGAAGGCTTCGGCCTCCTGGCCGACGCTATCGGCATCGTCACCGGCGTGGACATCCGGGCAGTGGGGTGCGTCTACCACTACCCGAGTCAGCGATGGAACGAGCGGGAGATCGCAGAGATCCCGGACTGGTTCCTGGACAAGCTCATTGAGCGCAAGGCACGACGCGCCATCTTCACGGCGCAAGCAATGAAACTAGATACACTCGACGAAACGGAGATCCTCATCATGCACGCAGAACTCTTGGACGAACTCGCCAAGCCGATCCCCGCTGGAAAGCGGAACACGAGCCTGTTCGCCATCGGACACAAGCTCAAGGCCGCCGGCGTGCCGGGCTGGGAAGGACACCTGACCGCCAGGGCAGATGACCTGGGACTGTCGACGGACGAGACTGACCGTATCGTTCGCAACATCGGAAGGTACGACGCGCCATAGCGCGTGAGAAGGGGAACAGTCCACTCGGACTGTTCCCCTTATTTTTTACCAGGAATAGGACTGTATAGGAGGTATAATTAGGGGATGGGAACTATAAGTGACAATGGAATTTCTGAGGTAGAGGAATTTCTCAAGGGTAAGTTTGATAAGAATGCACCTACCTCGGGCGTGCCCAGCATAGCTGGCCCCGCCACGGCGTCAACCCGTATCAACCAGCTTGTACTTCCCGATGAAGATCGGGGCCGGATGCCCTTCACGAAGGATAAGTACGTCGTGCGCGAGAACCCTCAGCTCGTGCAGTGGGAGCGGGAGACACGCAAGTTCCTGCGCAATCTCAGCCCGTCACACGGGCACCGGATCAGCGCCGTCATGGTCTACGAGTGGGCGACCGGGATCCTGGTCAAGGAGCTCCTGGAGCAGGGCGGTACCGCCAGCCCAGACCTTCGCAAGATCAACCAGTGTCTGCGTCACTACTTCGGCAAGCCGTACCAGACGTACATCGGCGGCCGCAAGGTGCCCCGCGCCTACAAGGTGAAGAGCGGCTACTACATCCGCCGGCACCGGCCCATGACGATCACTCTGTACCTGGAATACAATGAGGGAGTCCTGAACCCGTAATGGGACGGCCCGGCACGCAACACTCGAGTATCAGCCGGTGGCGGCAGCTTCCACCGCTGCCACTGCTCCCGGACGATCAGCGCTCTATGCCAGAGACCTGGGGCCTGGCAGAGATGTACTGGCACCCCTATACCTGTGAGTGTGCCGCCTGTGCGCTGCCCGAGGCTATGCGCCTCAAGCGGTACCGAGTCCTAGAGACAAAGGATCCGGCTATACCCGCATCGAAGCCTGTTCCAGCACTTCCTCATCTACCTGCGGACCTCCTTCAAGCCGTTGAAAGAGCAGCGAAATCGAGTCGAGATCTTTCGCCATGATGGCCTGCAGGATCAGTGTCGCTGCCGTCTTGTCCAGCATGTCGGGACTGTCCTTCCAGACAGTCTGAACCGTCCCGAACCGCTGGTTCCAGAGCCAGCGCAGCCGGGTGTCCAGGGACGGGCGGTGCTCCTTCGGAACCTCCTTGCGGAAGTGGCGCCGCTCAACAATCTCAACTGTCATCATATTCCCCCCTTGCTGTCCGAATGACGGTGTCTTTGGCAAACTCCAGGAGCCCGAGCTGCTGGACGAGCGAAGCGTCGTCGTCCATCAGGACCTCTACGACGGGGCTGTTCCGGTCCTCGACCATGATCTGCCGGATCCTGATCTCTTGGAGGACCACGGGCTGCAAGTCGCTCATGCCTGCACCGCCTCAGTCGAGACGGTGAGGTCAATGAACTCGATCTCCTCGGTGCGAGTCTGAGCCGGGTGGGTGCCTGGCCGGCGCCGGCCGACCATTCGGTTCAAGATCAGCTTCTGGGCCCGGTTCGCCTTGGCGTAGGATCCGCGGACGCTGGCGTCCGGGCTGTTCGCAACCTGGAACAGGGCATGGCACACGAGCTCATATACGGGGGCATCGATCGGCGCAGCAGTACTTCCGACCGGGTGGTCCGCCACGTACTGCAGCGCCTCAGCGATGCTCTTGTGTCGCTTCAGCTCCACACTCCACTCCAATCTTCCTCATAGTTCGCGCTCTTGCGCGGGACTGAACTCGATTCATCGAAAAAATTTCCGCCAAAGAAGTCGAGTTCTTTGGTTGACTGGACCACGTAGCGCAGTGCATCCATCATGTGTGAGTGCTTGTCGTGCAGCGGCTTCTCGCTCCACTCCTGCATCTTGGTGTTGAACTCGTACTTGTAGTTCTCCAGGCACTCCAGGAGCCAGTCACAGTTGGCCTTGTGGATGATTGTGTTGTACAGCTGCATTCGCACCTGCTGGATGTCGGTGATGATGTCGAAGTCGCCGGCACGGCTGCCCGGGATCTTGTACACCTTGTTGCTCTTCGCGAGCACAGCGACGTTGGGGAACTTCTGCCGCATCATGTCGGCCGGGGTCGTGTTGACAGCCTTCTCGTGGTGGTCGCCGTCCCAGGGTAGGATGATCTGGCGGATCTGCGAGAACCAGGGTTTCTCACGCAGCACGTCCACATACTCCGGCAGGGCCCTGCCGTGGCCCTCACCACAGTCGAACAGGAACAACTTGCCGTTGTACCACTGGAACGCGATCCAGCTCGTCGCGTCACTGTGCATGCCCGACGCACCGATGTCGAACGCCACGTACACAGGATGGGCGGTGTTGAGGTTGAAGACCTCGTCCCGCTTCTCCTCGATCAGCTTGGTGTATGCCTCACCATAGACGGCGGCGGCATCCATCTCCTCGAACGAGCAGTAGTACTCCTGCTCGAACATGCGGTCGTTGCCGAACCGCTTGAAGTACGCCTCACGGTCCATGTCGAGCTGCTGCTGGCTACGCACAGGCGGGAGGCCGGCGCGCTTCATCATCTGGTTCAGGTCGTCGATCGTCCGCACGATCACCTGGAAGCTCGGATCGCCCTTCATGGACTCCATCAGCTGCCACAGCGGGTTCCGCCGCTTGCCACGAGGAGTGCTGGCGATCATGAGCTTCTTTTCCTCGTGCTCGCCGGTGATGATCGGCATGAGTCGAGGGATCGGATCCTCACGGGAGAACAGCGCGAGCTCGGTGATCGCGTAGTCCTGGAACGCAGTGCCGACACCGTTGTTGTCCTGGCCACTCTGGAAGTAACCCTGGAACTTCAGGCGACTCCCGTTGGTGAAGACGCCCTCCATCACGGTATCTTTCCACTTGACCAGGTGCTTCGGAGTGTTGTCCGAGAGGAGGTGGAGCATCCGGTTCTCGGTAGCATCAAAGTACGTCTTCTGCCAGATGATATCACGAATCATCGGGTTGTTCAGAGAGATGTACGTGCCCGTGCTCTGGGCGATCTTCAGCCGTCGGGTGATGGACTGCATGCCCATCGCGACGTCTTTACCACTCTGGCGCGGGTACACAGCCACGCCCACCCGCTTGGAGTCCCACATTTGGTGGAGCTCCGCCTGGTATGGGCGTGGCCGGTAATGCACCGGGAACCGGTTGCTCACTCAGAGCCTCAGATTCGGCAGTCCCAGGGTTCCCCACAGGGCCGAGTAGTCCTCGGCAGACTCGCCGGACATCCCAGCCTTGCTCTGGATCCCTGCCTGGGGAGCGTCCGGGTTGTGGAACTGTCCGACATCGTTCCGCGTCTGCTCTGCGGCTCGCTGTTGCTGCGCAGTCGGCTGGCCGGCGGGTGCCGGCGGGGCAGGCGGAGTGACCTTGGCTGCCCTCTCGGCAACGAGCTGGGCCCGCACCGAGTCGACGAGCGGCTGGACCGGGATCGAGAACCCGCTGAGCTTTCCCTCAACACGCAGCTCATAGGGCTTGCTGAGCGCCGCGAAGCGATCAGCAAGCTCACGGTCGAACTGCCGCGTGTTCGGGATGAGGTCGTGGTTCTGCCGGAAGAGTTCGACGCTGGCGTGCAGCGTCTGCATCATCGGCTTGACCGCGTCAGACTGACGTTCGGCACGAGCCTTGACCTCGGCGGCAAGCTGCTGCTTGGCAGCATCCTGCCAGTCCCGGGCATCCGCGGAGTCCCGCAAGACCTCCATGCCCTCGCCCACCATGCTCGGCACTTCCTGGCCGACGAGTGCGCGCGGGTGCTGGTTGATCGCATCGAAGTACTTGGAGTACTCCGTCTGGACCTCTGCAAGCGCAGCCTGTCGAAGCTCGTCGGCCTGTCGGGTCTCGAGAGCCGTCAGCATCTCCCCGAAGCGCGGCTCCAGGGTAGCGGCATCTACTCCACTAGGCTCTTCGGGGGCCTGCCCAGCTTCGCCGGCGGCTCCAGTCCCAGCGCCTCCCGCAGTTCCTGCGCCGGTGGGCTGTGAAACGCCTCCGACTCCCGCGTCTCCTGCTGCCTGTGCAGGAGCACCTGGTGCTGCTGCTCCAGTTCCTTGCACCGGAGCAGTTGGCTCTCCAGCTCCAGCTGCAGGAGCAGCGCCCTCCGTGCCGCCTTCGCCTGACGCTTCGCCATCCGCGTCAGACACCAGTTGGTCCATGAGCGTCGCAAAGAGCGCCTCACCGTCAGCAGGAAGCGGGACACCCCCAGTATTTTCCAGAGTCGCACCATCACTCACTGCTACCCCTTAACAGCCAGGAGCCGCAGGCGCAGAGCCTCACGGTCCTCATCGGAGAACTGGAAGTTGATCTGCGACAGGTGCTCCACGAGTCCCTGTGCGCCGACGAAGAAGCTCGTGGCGTCGGCGAGCGCAGCCAGGCTGATGTGGGATCCGTGATCGTCGCTGTCCCAGTCCTGCTCCCACTGCTCGATCTGCTCCTGCCAGGCGCCGATGAGCTCCAGGTAGTGCTCGCGGTTGTCCTCGGCGTCGTTCTCCACGCGCTCCAGGGCGGCCGGATCCTTGTCGATCTCGGCAGTCAGGATCTCGCGCAGGGCCTTGAGGTAGGTGAAGTACTGGCGAGTGTAGGCGCTGACCTCCTGGAAATTCAGTCGCGGCCAGTTGCTCACGATCGAGTTCGCGTAGCGCGGGGAGATGTGCTCGCCCTCGTTCGCCTCGATGTTGGAGAGCACGCTCGCCCAGATCTGGAGGATCGTGTGCGTTAGCGCCGGCGAGGTGCCCAGAGCGGCATCGACTTCCTTTTGCAGGTCTTCGGGCAGCTCGGGCAGGTCCTCGACAGGTGTCGGGTTCTCGGTCATTCGCTGATCTCCTTCTTGAGCAGTTTCTCTCGGTACTCCGCCTCGATCGCGCGGCGGGTGGTGCGGATGTCGTAGCAGAGGCTCTGCCCGACGTAGACGGTCTTGATGTCCTCGGGAACGAGGTCAGCGCCACCGTAGAAATCCCGGACCTCGAACAGGTCGAAGCCACGGTTGTCGTTGTAGAGGTGAATCTTGAACGGCATGTTCGGATCCCGGTAGATCCCGACCTGGTGAGTCGGGAGTGTGATCTTCACCTGCGAGGGACGTGCCTGATCGCCGGGCATCTCGAACGTCTCAGTGTAGCCGTTGCCGGTCTGCGCAGTCTCGGTGCGCACGCCGGGATCGAGGTAGTCGAGCACACGCCGGCCGCGCGGCTTGGGGAACGCAGCCTTGCGCACCTCGTCCTGGTACCAGATCAGACCATTCTCGTCGACACGCAGCGGCTCGTCCTCGGCGTGCGTGTTGAGGCGCAGGCCCGCAACCTTGTCGGGTTCGCGGAGAGGAAGATTCAGACTCTTCCGGGGCTGCGAGGCTGCAGTGCGCGGCGCGGGTGCCGGGGCGGCGGGGGTGGTATTCTGAGGCTCCTCAGCGACGAGGGCATCGAGTGCCTCTTCCAGCTGGGTCTGTGAATACTCCCGGTAGTGGAGCGGAAATTCCACGCCCCGCTCCTTCAGCTCTCGCCAGAGAGCCGCCTTCTCCGCTTGACTCATTGTTCCTCCGTAGGTAGCCCAAAGCACATAAAGATGATTATACCTAGTTTTGGGCTACCTCGGCGCTATGGTTGCCGTGAGTCGAGATACGGTTCAGGTACTCCGTTAAAAGAGGTTGACGGGTAGCCGGAGACATCTCGAGAGTAGTCGAACGTCTCGACCGACCCGTACTCGCCGCCGATGTTCACGGACGCCGGCGTGTAGGCGTACTGGACGTAGTTGATCTGACCGTAGCCAGGCAAGGGCCCGCTGCCGTCTGTCCGGTTCTCGATGAAGAAGTACCACTCCTTCATCGTCCGGCCGACCTGCAGGAAGTCATGGATATCGAAGGGTGCCATCCGCGGAATCGGCTCGTATGGCCCCGCTTCCTTGCTGCGGTAGTCCTTGTAGACTTCCACCTCCAGGCCGTTGTTGTCGAAGCCTCGGAGCCCGTAGCGCAGGTAGCCGCGCCAGTTGGCGAGCACGACGTTCATCTGCTTCAGGTAGGCCCAGGCGTCGTGCCCTCGGTTCGCGCCCTGTGTGTTCGTCTCCATCTTGAAGGGGATCGGCTTCTGTACGGTCGTTCCGCTCGCGGCCGTATCGTCTGTCACCTTGTCCGAGTCGAACACGAAGAGCCCCTCGGGCCGCGCGAGCCCAAGGTACAGCTTGCCGGCCACCTCCACCTTGCTCATGGTGATGCCCTGCACGAGCCAGCGGCTCCAGCTACCCTGGTCCTTCGCGCCGTCGTAGACCCAGATCTCGTTGCCCTTGCAGTTCTCCTCCAGGGCAGCGCCGTCCGGGTTGTGTACCAGGTAGTAGAGGCGGTTGTCGTGCTGGCTGCTGATGATGTTCTGCTTGTTGAGCAGCTCGGTCCACTTGTTCGCGATATTGTCTGTGATCGGCGAGTGGTTGATGTTGTAGTTGGCAGCCGTACTCTTCATGAGCATGGTGTCGAGCGGGTGGTATAGAGCGTTATTCAGGACCTCTACACCATACGGACTCACTGTACCAGGTGTTGCAGTCGTCTCTTCAAAGCCCATGATCTGTGTACTGGTGCTCTGGCCCGAGACCTCGGCCGGCGCCATGTAGTAACTTGTGCTGTACCCGTCGACACCCATGCAGAGGATGGTGATTGTGTCTACAGACTGCGGGTTCTGCCACAGCTTGATAGACACAGGGACGTGGAGGTTGCCGGACGTGAGCGTCTTCTGGCCACCGCCCTTACTCGGAGAGAAGTTCGTGTACTCACTGATCTGGTTACTGCTCCACCGGATGAGCGCACCGTTGCTACGATCGTTCGCCAGGATGAGCCGGTCGCCCGCCACGAGGCCCTGGCCGGCGTTGGAGGGATCCGAGAAGTTGAAGCGGTTCAGCGCTGTCGGGAGGACCGCCGAGCCGCTGTTCACGCTGATCGCGGCGGTACACTGGAGCCAGCTGTCCTTGTCCTTGGTGCTCGTACTCGAGAGTGGACGGCTCGCGACCTGGATCCCCTCGGGTGGGACAGACCCCTGGTTGCTCCAGGTGAACATGTACAGGTTCCACTTTGTCGCGCCCTGTGCGAGGGCTGCAGTGAAGGTAGCGGCCGGGATGATCGCAACGAGCTGGTCCATTGCCATTGCGGGCTCAGTCACGCTGGTCGAGGTCTCCTCGCCGGCGGCTCCTGGTGCGATGAAGCGCCACTGGCTCCAGGGCTTTGCCGCACGAATGATCGTCACCTGGCTGGCAGCACTCTCTCCCACCTCGTTCTCGAAGGTGTAGAAGAACCCGTAGCTGTACTCGTTCGCGCTCGCCGTGCTGCTGATCAGGGTCGAGGCGGTTGCAGTCTCTGCAGCCGGGATCGTGATCTTGTTCGTCGCATTGATCCAGGCAGCGTCCGGGTGGCGGATGGTCAGCGCATCAGTCCCGGTCCAGGCGGGCTGGGTGATGGGCGTAATCCGCTTGGCGGTCTTTGTCGTGCCAACGTTGAAGAGGCGCAGGGCCTCGCCCCCGTCGCTGAGGGCAAAGATCTTGTTGTCGATCTGGAGGTACTTGACGAAGGTCGTTGCGCTGCTGAAGTTCAGGGTCGTCTCACCCTGCGGTACACTGAACCCTGCCTGAGCAAGACTGCCGATGTCGTACCGCTTGGTCGCTGCATTCTCGCTCGCGACCTTGAAGGCCACGACACCACTCGTCAGGCGGGTAGCGAACAGGAATGCCTTGCGCCCGTCGTTCAGGAAGAAGTGCTCGAACCCGCCAACCATCGTGGACTGGAAGTTTGTTGTCAGCCACTGGTGCTCGGTCATGATGGACCGCAGCGCCGGCCGAATTGCCACCGCGCCCTCGCGAGTCACCTGCATGTTCTCCAGGATCCGCAGCGACGTCGGTTCGCTGAGGCCCGGCGCAGAGGCTGTGCTCCAGCCACTGAACTTTCGGAGGAACGCCTTGGAGAGCGGTCGATCGATCGGCGCCGGCGGCCGCGTCTTCGGCCCCGCCACTACGACCAGCCCCGCTCAGCGGAGTGCGGGTGCGAGTGGTGGCCAGTCTGCCCGAAGAGATCGCCGTCCATCGGGACGAAGAAGTCGTTCTGATACGCGCTGTCCGTGTTGCGCTCGTCGCGCTCGACCAGGGCGTACATCATGGTCTTGTATTGATCCTCCAGCGTCTGGACGCGAGGCTGCGCCACGGGGTCGCTCTGCGCGTAGAGGAAAGCTGCACGAGCGAGGACGAGATCCGGGTAGTCGAAGTCGAGGATTTGCTCTCGCACGTCCTGGGGGACAGTTGGTACAGGCTCATTCGTATCCTCCGGAAGAGTAGGTAGCCGGAACATCCGGGGCTCGCGCATCACAGGTACCTGGATCGTGAGCCCTTCCTCGGCGTACCCGAGGGCACGGGAGAACAGCAGCGTGCTCTTGGTGTGCGCACACCACAGGCCCTGCCGGCGACCGTTGTACTTGTGCAGGGAGTCGCGCGGCAGGAAGTACGCCCACACCCGGGGCACGCCCTTGTCGTCGACGAGCCGGACAGCATCGTCGTTGATGATTCGTGGCCGTAGCGTGGAGCGCAACGAGACCTCGGTGTCACCCAGGACTGCAGTGCCGACGTTCTCGACAGAGCTGTAGTAGCTCCACTCGGAGTCCAGCGCGGTCAGGCGCAGGGCCTTGTTCAGGTGACGAGTCACTGCCCGATAGCGATCGAGCTCCGGGCGGTACGAGATGTCCAGGCCGGTGAGGGTGCTCAGGATCTCCTGTACAGCCTCATCCAGGGTCACGGCTACGTCGGGGTTCATCCTACCACTTCCTCAAGGTTGCGCCTTCAGCGCGCTTCATGGGCCCACCGAGGTTGACGGTCGCTGCAGCGTTGATACTCGTGGGCTTCCGTATCTCGGCCGCCCCCTTGCCACTCCACTTGTCCAGGGTGGAGTTGGCCTTCTTCGAGTAGTTTGCACCGGCGTAGGTGGCGGCTGTCTTACCGGAGTTTGGCTGAGTCTTCTTGTATGCGACGCTGGTGTCACTGTCGGTGTTGTTGTTGCTGTTCTCGATGTTCGTGATCTGTGTCCAGGTGTCGGCCTGCTGGTTGTAGTAGTTCGCCCACGCAGCTTCCCGGTCTGCCTCAGACTGGCTCCACAGACCATTGCGACTCGTCGCCGTGTCGACGTTCAGCGACGTGATCGAGCGGTTGATACTGCCGAGTGTATCGAAGAACGAGCGGTTGATCTCGCTCTGGTTGGTCGAGTAGTTCCGCAGAGCCGCGAGCTGAGCCTTCAGGATGTCGGTCTCGCCGCCACCGTTGTCGCCGACTTGTGAGACGACATCGCTACGCTCGCGGGCTGCATTGGCGACGTTCTGAAAGCTCGAGTCGCCTTCACTCTTGTCGTTGTCCTTCGCAGACTCGCGCAAGCCTCCCAGGGCCTGGCCGTAGCCCTTTAGGAGGTTCGCGTCGCTCGTCGTGAAAGTGCTGGAGATGTTCGCTAGCTTCTTGTCGCGCTGCTTTCCGAAGGCGGCGCTCAGCCCGACCTGCTGGTCTACGAGGGCCTTGGTCGCCGCATTCTCCTTGCGGCTGCGGTCCTTGGCTTCCTTCTTGGCCTTTGCCTCTGCAGCGTCAGCCTTCGCCTGGGCCGCATTCGCTGCCGCGACCTGTGGCGAGACTCCACCGCCACCCCGGTACACTGGAGCTGCAGGCGCAGCGACGCGGCCCGCGGCGACCTGGGGCGCCCACGTCACACGCGGTGCGGTGTAGACCGTCTTCGGGGCTGCTGCAGGCCGGGCCAGCATGGGCGGGGGAGCGGGCCGCAGAGCATTGGCGAAGTTCGCCATCTGCTGCTGGGGTGTGGGCTGCTTCCAGTTTACGAGGTAGTCGAGGAGTCCCATGTCACTTGCCTCTCGTCAGGAACTTGGCGCGGAAATCTTCGGGGGTGAGGTAATCGTAGGAGACGCCTTCGGGCTTCAGGGAGGTTGGCGCTCCCGTCGCGGCACCCTCATACTCCTTCGCTTGGAGGCGCGTCTCGAAGTACTGTGCTACCTCGTTCGGGGTGACGCCGTGCTTCTGTTCGAGCTCCGCGTAGGTCTTGCTCACGATATCAGGGGTCAGATCTTCCTGGCTCCGGACTTGGGAGAAGATGTCGAACGCCTGCCGGAGCTCTGCGTCTCGTGCGCTGTCGGTGAAGCCGACCTGGGGCGAGGCTGTATTGGCACCGAAGAGCTCCTTGCCGTTCGGCGCCGACTGAAGGCTGTCCAGGAGGTTCTGACCCATCGCGAGGGTCTCACTCAGCCGGGTGCTCGCCGCTGCCGAGAACGCGACGGCATTCTGCAGCCGGGGATCGTCCGTCGGCGCGGTCGTCGCAGCAGGCGTCAACCCCTTCAGATCGTCCGCCGTCACGAGCGCCGAGTAGTTCAGGTATTGGTCGAGGTCCTTGCCGTTCAGGTTGAGACCCAGGTCCTTGAGGATGGCCATCGTCCGCGGTGCGTAGGTGTCGCTGCCGCCGTTGTCGCCGAACGACTGCTTCACCTGGTTGAAGTAGTCCTCGTCCCAGGCCGTGCTGCCGGCTAGCTGCTGCTTGGACCAGGAGGCTTTGTCCTGCTCTGCAGCCTGCACTAAGGCAGTGTTCGCATCGATCGCAGCACGCTGTCGCGGAGTCAGCGTGAGGTACTGGTCGACGCTCATTTCCTGTGGAGCGTACTGGCCTTCGTCACCGAACCAGTTCTTCTGTTCTGCTTCAGCCTTTGCGGTCTGCGCCCGCTCGTCTACCTGCTCCTTTGCACCCGGGTTCGGCGAGACCATGTAGTTCTGCTGCCCGTTCGGGAAGACGTTCTCGGGGAGCTGGGGTGTCTTATTGAGCGGTGGAGACATCCAGTTGGCCTGCTGCGAGTTCCAGGCTGGTGCCTGCTGCTGCTGCGGTTCAGGCGCGTGTTGCGCCCCAATTCCCGGCGCTGCAGCCATGTAAGACTGGAAGCTCTGTGGAGCGGGTGCTGCCTGGGCACCGGCGAAAGGTGAAGCCGGTGCCGACGACTGCCGAACAGCATTCTGGAAGAAGCTCGACTGGGGGGCCTGTTCAGCAGGACGCCGGATGGATGCAGGGATTTGCTCGGAAGGGGCCGCGGACTTACCGCCGCCAAACAGGTCTCTCAGGAAGCCAAGAAAGTCCACGGCCCCTCCTTTCGTTGTTACTGTTTATTATCCCTCGGAAGCTACGTGTTCGCCGACTTTGTCGCGCGTTCCGACAGCAGCTTCAACAGCCTTCGCACTGGGCTTTAGAATGAGTGCGTAAGAGGCCTGGCTGATGATCAGGAACAGCACGATAAACTGCGCCGGATCCGGGAAGATAAAGCCTGTCATCAGAGAGTAGAAGAGCATGCTCACAGCTGCCAGGACAACCGTGACGATGAGCGCCACGAGTCGCTTGTACTTCGTTGGCCAGGCAGGATGATTGATGACTGCGATCGCGTACGGTGAAAAGAACGCGAGCAGGACGGTAATTCCTGACGGGATGACTGGGAGGGTGACGTCCATTAGATGATCTCTTTCGTGATGAGTTTGTCTTCGAGGATAGTGATACGATCGTCTCGCCGCTGCGCGGTGAGAATGTGTTCGGCAAGCTGCTCAGCGACCTTGATTGCTCGTCCGTCAGTGTCGCTGACTCGCCGGTCCATGTTGTTCATCGTGGCCTGGAGGTTGTGGACTTGCGGGCCGAGCGTTTCAAGCAGGTCTTTCACGGAGCCGACGAGCCCCGTGACTAGATCGAGGTCATGGCGCAGGTTGGTGCCATGATCATTCGCCACCTGATATTTTACAACGTCGAGCTTATCGTTGAGGTGTTCGTCCCGCTTCTTTTGTCTGCGCAAATGCACTGACCCCCCACTCACGACTGCAATAAGCACGGCACTGAGTGCCGAGATGATGGCAATCGTCACTTCGTCACTCACGCCGTACCTCCTTCTAGTTTAGTTTCTTGAGACCGGCAAGCGAGTTGCCGACGTTGTTGGCCCAGATGTAGTAGCCGCTCTTGGTCTTGATCCAGGCGTCATCGGTGCTGCCGTCGCTCGGGAACGGATCCTCGCCACGGACGTAGCCGACGGCGGCGACAGTGGCACCCTTTGCAATGCCGTCCGGGTAGCCGGGGGCGATGTTGTTGCTGCGCACCGCGGGAGACGTACGGACTCGAGCGACGGGCGCAGTAACCTTGAGCAGCTTCCCGCTCGGCGCCTGGACCGGCTTCGGCGGGGCGGGGACAGGCTTCACCACGGTGAAGTCACACACATCCTCGGTCCAGCCCAGGTAGGTCAGCGGCAGCCCGGCGGAAGCGTACACGGCCATGAGGTCGGCGATGCTGGGGTGGCGGCGCGCGACGTTGGAGTTCGGGTTGGTGCTGGAGTACACGGATCCGTCGCTCATGCGGAGAGCGACGTGGCCGGCCGGCACACCCTTGACGTCGAACCAGACTGGCACGGCGACGTTGGCCGGGAAGTTCCAGTCCCGGTGCTTGAACCGGGATGCTTCCCAGGCAGCGTCAGCCGTGGGGTACTTGATCGGCAGGTTGAACGCCTTGCGAACGTACTCCAGGCACCAGCCGGGCCGGCAGGGAGTGCTCGGGTTGGGCTTCAGGTACTGGGTAAAGGTAGTCATAATCGGGTTTCCTTACGGGTTGTAGGGGTTACACCTGGGCGAACGAGGCTTGGTTCCAGGGGCCCGCAGTCTGGTTCACCCAGTTCAGGATCCGCCAGTACTGGGCCTGAGACGTACTGCTGGTGTTGCGGGTCACTGTCTGGATCACGCTGTCCGAACTCAGGGAGCTGTGGGTCACGAAGTACCCGCCGCCCGCTGCTGCGGCAGGTCCTGGACGGTCAGCACCGAGCGCGGCAAACTCGCTCGTGTTGAAGTAGTAGTCCCGGCCCGGGTCCAGGGCCTTCATGCTGGTCGTGCCGGCAGGCTGGATGCCCACACGGTTGTAGAACTTGACCGCGCTCGGGTAGAGCACACCGTCAGCCTTGATCACGTAGGGGTATCCGCTGCAGGAGACAGCAGAGACATCTACCATCATGGAGTTGTAGATGTCCATGCCGTAGAGAGAGCCAGTGGCCGGAGCCACGGCATTGACACCCCAGACCTGCGCTGCAACAACAGTGGCTCCGATGTAGAAAGCCTTCTTGGCGGAGTTCACGATGTTCACCCCATTGACGCTGATGTTGTCGCCAGAGGTGATGGAGATGTCCTGGTCCGCGCCGTTCCAGCCCGTGATGTTGATGCCCGAGATGCTGATGTTGCTGGCCCAATACTGGATCGCAACGGCAAGGTCGCCCGCCCCGTAGCTGCCCGTACCAATGATCGTCATACCGTTGATGCTCACACGCCGGTACGCACTGATGCACAGAGCGCGAGGGCTGGTATCATCCTGGAAGCCCTTGGAGCTGTTCGCACTCACCGACACAAGGTTCGTGGCAATGATGTCGAACGCTGACTTGGACGGCGTATCGGTGCCCGTGTGGTGTCCGATGTGCCGGAAGTTGTAGGACCGGCAGGACCAGTCATCGTAGTGACCGTTGATGATAACGTTCTTCGCTGCGTTGGCATCCTCGTGGGCCTTGATTTCGACACCGCCGTAGCAGCCCCGGGTGATGTTGTTAGCGAGGGTGATGTGGCGGGAGCCATCATCGATCTCGATACCGTTGCAGTTCCCACGCTCGCGCGGGTCGTACATGAAGTTGTCTTCGATCGTGATGAACTCACTGTGGTGAGTCGTGATACCATCGTCACCCCACGCGGTACCGATGCAGTTCCGAATCCAGCCGAAGCGCGAAGGATCGGAGGGCTCAGCAGAGCCGTCACCGTTGTAGGGGTAGTCGATGGAGCCCTGGGCGATGTCGAAGCAGTGCAGGCCAGAGTTGATTGCCTTCACGCGCTCGATCCAGAAGTACTCCACAGCACGGAAGGCTAGGCAGGAAGACCGAGTACCACCGGCCGCGCCTGGCCGGCTAGCGTTCTGCCGCCAGTCAATCGTGAGGTCGTGGACAGAGATGTACTTGTTGCCGCCAGCGGTGGGGGTGGAGTTGGAGATAACCCAGGTATCGTTGGGAGCTGAGGCCAGGAGCAGGATCTTTGTCTTGTCGATGCCTGCACCATAGAGCTCTGAGTAGCTGGGCATGAGGATGGCCCTGCTGATCCAGTACTCGCCGGCCGGCGCGAAGACCCTACCGCCCGTCGCCAGCGCAGCAGTGAAGGCAGGCAGGTCATCCGTGGTACCCTCAACGCGGTTGGGATCCAGGAAGTCCCGAACGTTGACCACCAGTTCGTTGGCGGTGGTGACACGAGTGGAGCCGGTACGTGCTGCAATGAGGCCGTCCACGTAGGCTTTGTTCGCTGCAGCTTCTGCGGAGAGTGGAGCTGTGACAGAGAGGTTGCCATTGGCATCCCTCTGGGCCAGGGTGGCGCTGACGCACTCCACGCTGAGGGAAGCGCCGGGCGCACCGAGCCACCGGTGGTAGGCGTTGCCGGCCAGGCCCGAGCTGCCGTCGAAGTAATCTCCCAGCGTGGAGGATTGTTCGATCAGCGTTGCGTCTATGTAGAGCACCGACCCGACGGTAGGTGTCGTGTTGTTGTCATCGGTGATGTAGAAGCTCGCCGTACCCGCGGAGTTAGCCGTGACCGTCACAGACACCCGCTGCCAAGTGGCGCTCGGAGTGAAGGTAACGGTGGTTGAAGTGAACACACCCGTGGCCTTGATGGTGTAAGTGTTCGCCGCACCGGTTCCACCATAGACGTAGACACTGAGTGTGTACGTGACACCCGCCTGTGCCGTGAAGTTGTAGCGGGCGTATCCGTTGCCAGAGGTGGTGTTAGATCGAGTAAGGGCAAGGGACTGCGAGCCGACGTATTTCTTGGTCGTGCTGGTCGCCATCGTGACGTTGGCACCCTTGGCCCAAGAGCCGGTGCCGTACTCGAAGCTGGGAGTATCGCAGAGGTTGGTACGTACAATGGTGTCCGCATCAGGGGAGGCCGCAGCCACGACCGCGGACAGCGGAGGCGTGTTCCACTTGGTCGCATCAAACGTCGCACCCGAGGTGTGCGCGGTCTTGGCGGTGACGAGGTTGCCATCCGGTGCTACAGTCACCTGGCCGGCAATGTAGGCGGTGGTAGGCTTCCAGGTGGCAGAGCTAGTGCCGCTACCAGCAGGACCGGTCGCACCCGTGTCACCCTTCGGGCCCTGGGGCCCAGTGTCGCCCTTCACACCCTGCGGGCCGCCCGGTCCCTGGGCACCGGTTGCTCCAGTCGCACCGGCAGGTCCGGCAGGGCCGGTAGCACCGGTGAGGCCGGTGTCGCCCTTGTCACCCTTGAACGGTCCTACGTCAGAGAACGAGGTCGTGCCGTACACCCACAGGCGTCCGGTATCCTGGGCTACCCAGCCGTCGCCCGCGACGTTGCCCGAGGTCGGCAGGCTCGCGGAGGAGGCGACGCTACCCTTGATCTTGACAGAGGTTCCGTCAGCGCCACGAGCACCCGTGTCGCCCTTGTCGCCCTTCGGACCTTGGGGACCTGCAGGACCTTGCGGGCCGGTAGCGCCGGTAGGGCCCTGCAAGCCGGTAGCACCAGTCGCGCCGGTATCACCCTTGTCACCCTTAAGGCCGTAAGTGTCGAGCTTGATCTTGTCCGCGGGGGACATAAACCCCGGCACATTTGCAGTAGCAAGCGGGTGGGTGTGAGCAGTGTCAGACTTCCCGGCAAGCTCTTCTTCCGAGAGGTATTCCGGGAGGTTAGCTTCAGCGATCTTCTGGTCCTCGTCCAGGAGAGCATACCCCTTGGAGAGTGCCTTGCCGGCCGGCGAGTCAGGGTCAGTCAGGTCATTGACCCGCATGTACGTCGCCATCGCTGCTTCATTGAGCCACGAAGGCAGGCTCTCTTCAGGGATCTGGATATCTCGCTCGAGAACGCCATCCGCATCTACTATAGCTATTCTACTAGGCATGTTAGTTCTTTCTCCATGTTCCGTTGATCCGCTGCCACAAGGTGACTTTCTTCCACGAGCCGTCGACTCGTAGCCACAAGGTCCCGCCCTTCCAGGCGCCGGCTACTCGTAGCCAGAGATCGTCCTGGGCAGGGGCAGTTCCAAGGGTCTTGAACGAGACGATCGGTGAGCGTGAGCCGGGACCGTTCGCAGAGATCGCATTGACCTGGACGTAGTAGGTCGTTCCAGGCAAGAGCCCGGTGAGCGCCTGTGAGACCGTCTCGTCATCGCTCGTATACTCGAGTAGTCCCTGCGAGAATGTAGTGTTCTGTGCGAACCGGACCGTGTAGCCCCAGAGAGTGCTGCCAAGGAGGTCTGTGGGAGCGCCCCAGGAGACAGTCGCCGTCGTCTCTGTGATGGCTGACACCGCGACCGAGGTCGGCGGCTTCGGCACATCGTTGCGGGTCGTGAAGCTGATCCACGGTCCATAGGCACTGGCACCGAGGCTGTTGCGCACGAGCATCTTGAAGTAGTACTTGGTGCCTGGAGTGAGGTTCTGGAGGAACGGAGCGATGTACTCGGTCGAGACGGCACTCGTGGTCGCACCAGTATCACTCGCAGTAGTGTTCAGCATGTACTGCCAGGAGGTGAGTGCCAGCCCACCATTGTCTGTAACAGACGGGATGGTGAAGTACGCTGTCGTGGAGGCTACGTCACTCGGGGTGTAGTCGCGCGGGGCGCTAGGGATCTGGCCGGCCGTCTTGAAGGAGATACTCGTGTACGGACCCCACCCGTAGGCGTTCTTCACACGAGCACGAGAGTAGTAGGTCGTCACGCGGGACAGCCCGGTCCAGGTCTTTGAGGGCGGTGAGCCTGTGCCGCTCGCGGACTGGAGGATGCTGGTGAACGAGCTGTCCGCCGAGAGTTGTAGCTCGTAGTTCGTGACCGCGCTACCGTTGTTTGTCGTCACCACAAAGCTGAGCTGGCAGCTATTGGAAGTGGGCGAGCCTGCGACGATCGTGTTTGTGACAGTGCCCGGCACGTCGTAGGTCTTTGCCGTCTTGGTGACGCTCCACGCGCCGGTACCGATCGCGTTCACGCCGCGGGCCCGGGCGTAGTACGTCGTGTTCGGCGTGAGCCCGGCTAGGACTGACGTACCGCTACTAGCTACAGTTGTTGCGCCCGAGAAGGTACTCGACTTCGAGTACTGCAGCTCCCACCTTGTAATCGCGGAGCCGCCGTCACCGTTGCTAGAGAACCGGCCGGTGATGCTCGTATTCGAGTTCGTGACGAGGCTGAGGAATGTCGGCGCCGGCGGGATAGCGACCTTCTTCGGGACCACGACGCTGATCGTCGCCCCTGGGTAGCCCGTGTAGTTCTGCGCCTGTGCCTGGAAGTGAATGGTCGAGTCGCTCGTGCCACGGGCGATGTTGTAGGTGCCGCTCTTGACAAGGCTCGAGCCGTTGGTCCCGATGCTGCGGGCGATGTTGTTGCTGCCAGAGCCCCACTGACCACTCCATGCGGCCTGGTATGTGCCGTTGCTTGACCAGCCATCGAGCATGTCCAGGTAGGCCGAGACACTGACCGTGGTCGTGGTAGCGGAGTGCGTTGTGGTGAACTCGAACCGGATCCTGGAGTGACCGGAGATCGCTCCGTAGGAAGTCGTCATGAGTACTGGAAGTAGAGTTCGCCGTCAAAGCCTCCACTCGGGGCTGCAGTGCCCGAGCGGAACCCTGAGAGCGAGCTGAGGGACGGGATACGGTCAGACGCAAAGACTCCTGTCGTGACATCCGAGGCATCGACACCCTTGGGCTGCAGGACGTCTTCGGTGTCCAGTGTCGAGGCCGTCCCGAGGGCCGGCGTGTCGGTCAGGTCTGTGTAGGAAGGAGTCTTCGTGAGCTCTGCGAGCTTGGCGCGCTCTTCCGGAGTCATTGCCAGGCGGGTCGCTGTGTCATCCAGGTCATCGAGGGTCAGGAGCACATCACCGCCTGCCCCGTTCACGGACTGAACGCCCGCGAGAATCTCTGCCCAGCCCCAGCTGTCTAGTCCGTTGGAGGTCGGGACGTAGCCTGCCGTGACGCCCGCCGCCGGCAGGATACCGCCGCCACCGCTGCCGCCACCCGTGGGCTGCTGCCAGCCGACCGCGTAGTCGTCGCTGCGCAGCTTGACCAGGACTTCTCCGGGGGAACCCCCCGCCGGGATGCCGAGGAGGTCTTCATAGTCACGGAAGGCAGCAGACCCGAACTGTGGCCGGTGCCGGACATACCCGGGCATGCCTTCCTCAGCGAGCCAGTCGGCCCCGACGTTGACCTGAGCGCCAGCCTCGATGCTGTCGAGCTTCTCCTTGTCGCCATCTGTGAACGAGGTTGTACCAGGTGCGAGAGCCGGGCCCGTCATGAGCGTGACCTGCGGCCGCTCGCTGATGGTCAGGGTCACTGCTACAGGTGCCTGCGCCGGCAGGTACGACGAGTTCAGACTCTTGAACTCAGTGTTCTGCTGCAGGTCAACGACACCCTTTGCTGCAACGGTGGTATAGCCGTTGACGTCTAGCACCAGGGCGAAGGGGTATTCGCCGGGCTTCTGGTCGAGGTCTGTCGCCTGCAGGTTGAAGCTGGCGAGACCCGCTGCAGAGTCAACAATCTCTGCGACAGAGTTAACGATGAGGTTTGCAGTGTCTCCCAGGTCGTTTGTCACCGGAGACTTCTTCATCACGAGCCGGAGCTCAGTGGTGGAGATGTCGAGAGGACGACCGCTGGTATCGCGGACTAGCACGCTGAGCGCAAAGCTCTTGCGTGCTTCCAGTCGCAAGACAGTCGTTGCTTGCGGGGAATTACCGATGTACGCCACGGCGTCCTCTCTTAGAGTTTGTTAGGGAATACTAGGGAAGCCCGCCCCTTGTGAGAGCGGGCTTCCCTATTACTAGCGGCCGAAGGGCGGTGGCTTGGAGCCACCCTCCTTGGGCGGACCACCGTCGCCACCAGGGTGCGGTGCGCCACCCTCCTTGGGCGGACCACCGTCACCACCGGGGTGAGGTGCGCCGCCGCCGGGGTGAGGTGCGCCTCCCTCGTGGGGTGCGCCCCCCTTGCCGCCCTGGAGTGCGTCCAGGCCAGCGCCAGAGAGCTCTTGAATCTGCTTGAGCAACTCGATGAGCTGATCCATGTGCTACCGTCCTTACGGAGTAGTGTCGATGCGGTGGTTGTGGGCGACGTCGCCGGTCTCCTGGATGGCCAGGGACTCGTCGAGGCCGTCCGCAGAAGCCGCGTAGCCGTTCTCCTGGTGGAACCAGGCCGGGCGAGACAGGTTGGTGTCGGCGCCGGAGAGCGGGTACGTGGACGGGGAGACCGACTTCTGGGCCCGAGCCGCAGCGACCTTGGCAGCGACGCCAACGAACGAGTCGTTGACGACCTTGAGGTTGGTCGTGGTGGTCGGCAGGAACAGCGGGACGATACCCTCGGACAGCTGGTCGATAGCCCAGGCGTCGTAGGAGAAGTCCTGCACGTACTCGGTGCCCTTGAAGCGAACGCCACCGTCCTCCTGGCGCTTCTCAGAGAAGTGCTCGTAGGTCTGGATGGCTCCCTTGTAGGCTGCCAGGCCAACGACCTGCCGCAGGGTGCGGCTGCCGGTCGAAGTGTCTGCCACCGGGTCAACCACGAGGGAAGCATCGGTGAAGACCTTGGGCAGGAACTCGGGGTGGATCTTGACGAGCTTCCACGAGCCCTTCAGGGTGCCGAGGTAGCCGGCAGCGTTCGCGCCGGAGATGTCGCCATCCTTGAGCAGCTTGAACGCGGACTCGGTGCCTGCACCGGCATCGATGAGTGCGTTGATGAACACGAGCTCCAGGGCGGACGTGATGAGCAGGAACCGCTCGTTGTTGCCGAAGTTGCTGTCGAACCAGTTGTCGCTGAAGTTCAGGGTCAGCGCGTCCAGGGTCTTCAGCGGGTCGGCGTCGTCCAGGAACATGCCCTTGATCGTGGCGAACGAGGGCTGGATCTGGTTGTCGTAGTCTTCGCCCGGTTCGGCGATCCACTTGTAGTCGGCCGCATTGCCGGTGTTGGCGATGCGGTTGACGCCGGCGGTCTGCGGACCAACGGTGTCGACGCCGGCCACGCGTGGGACAAGCTTGCCGGTCATGTGGCCGGAGATGGCCGCCAGGAGGCAGTACTTGTCGTGGTCGCGAAGGACTGTGGTCTGCATCTTGCGGGCAGTATACTCCTGCACGATGTTCTTGATCGGCGAGTAGCGGAGCTGCTCGTCGAAGACCACGAAGCCGAAGGACCGGTGGCGGGACATCGAGTAGGTGCGCCACTCGATCGGCGGGATGCCGTTCTTCCATTCGCCGGTGAACTCGCTACCGGAGTAGTGGTTGGCACCGATGCGGCCGAGCTCGGCATCGACGATGTAGTCGTCAACGCGGATGTCGGGAACGCGGATCGAGCGAGCGTTCGGGTTCGGCTTGATCTCGTTGCCGGTGAACATGCCCGCCACGGGGCTGGTCACACGGAGGTAGGTTGCGAGTACAACCTGGTAATCAGTCAGGCTGTCCTTTTGGACGGGAGCGACCATTAGGCAACCTCCTTCCGTTGGAATGGGCCGCCCCTATGGCGAGCCCTCCTCAAATTATGGAGGGCTCTACCACTTCCCGCTGGTGTTATACAGGAACCCCCTGGTCTACAGGTGCAGATTGTTCAGTTGGGATACCTATTTGTTGCATCATGGCTCCCTGGCTCTGCGCGAGTAGAGCAATTTGTTCCTGAATCTGGAGAACTGCAGCTGCCAGCTGATCGCTCTCTGCAGTCCGAGAGGTCGAAACTTCCTCGATCTTAGCGTCAAAGACGCTCTGCATCTCTTCCCGTGCCGTGATCTCCGGCGTCACCCCGCCGCTGAAGATCTCCTGGATGCTCTTCGAGTGAGTACTGCCACTCAGTTCCAGCTGCTTCTCGATGATGAACTGCATTGCCTTCGTGGCGTGCTTCAGTGCCTCGGGATCCTGGGACGCTGCGATCGCCGGCATCGCCTGGCTGAGCGGGACGAACATCTGGTTCAGGATCCGCAGCTGCTTCTCGTCTTCCATCTCTACGAGAGAGCCCGGCACGGTGCGCACGAAGTACTCGGTGGCGAGGTCGCTGAAGTCGATCTTGATGTTGCCGGTGGTAGGGTCGAAGTCCTCCGCGGACATCCCGCCGTTGAGCAGAGACTGGCGGGTGTCAGCGGTCGGCGTGACCTCCTTGATACCCTTCAGCTCCTGGAAGTAGATTGTCAGTGCGTAGCTACAGTACCTACTAAAGAAGGACTCGATCGCCTTCTGGTAGTTGTTGGTCGTTATATCGACCATCTGTTGCTGCGCCTCGACACCCTGTGGGGTCTGGCTCATCTGGCCGCCGGTGTTCTGCATCGCCATCTGCTGATCCGCGGCGCCGACGAGCTGGACCATGTTGCCGGCGTTCTGCTGGCTGATCTGGCCGTACTGCATGAGCGTCTGGGTGTTGACCTCGAACGCCTCGACCTTGGCGTTCGGGTTGCTGATGGGAGTGTACTTGCCGGGAGACAGGTTTGGGATGGCGTTCACAGTGCCATAGCCGATGAGCGGCGGGTTGATGTTGCGGTACCACATCTTCATCGCGCCGTTGAGCATCAGGTCCTGGAACTCCTGCCGGCCCATGACGAGCTCCACCTGGCTCTTGCCGAGCGGCTGATTCAGGTCCTTCTCCATGACCAGGAAGAACACCGGGTGCCACTTCAGCGGGTGCTTGTTCTTCTCGATGCGCAGCAGCAGCTTCTGCCGGGCATCGAAGGTCAGGAACGGCGCCCCAGAGTCCGAGTACCAGGTGATAATCTCGTACCCGTCGGGAGAGGTGTGGTGCTTCTTGGACTGGTGGTCCGTCGTCTCCCGGGATCCGGGGTTGCTCTTGAGCAGGAGCTTCAGCGCGGGGATGTCCCACCCGGCGACGTTGTTGCGGACGAGTGAAGTAACCTCGCCCTTCGTCAGGTAGCGGCGCACAAACACGTCGGTCGCGTGCCGGACGTCCTTAGCACCCGGCTCGGGAAAGACATCCTGGTAGTGGATGTTGTCGTACTTGATGAACCAACCGCCGGCAGCATCCTGCAGCAGGGCCGGGATGACACAGTCGAACCCGAGTGTCAGACTGTTCTTCGCGCTGGCGAAGAGGTTCTGCTGCATGTCGTTCGAGTAGTGGTCGTCGCCGATGATCTTCGCCTTGAGGATGTGGCGGACGAAGACGCCCTTCGCCTTGTCATCGTCGAACTTGCTGACGATATCGACGTTGGGCGTGTGCTGCACGAGGTTGCGCGCCATGCGACGGATCATGCCGGCGGTCTCACCGGACGAGATGTTCGGGAGGTCGCTCTTGGGGCTGATCACCTCCGCGTCGGCGATCATGACCAGCTTCTCGTAGTTCTTGATGCGGGCCTCCATCTCCCGCTTGTACTGGCGGAACTGCCAGTCCATCCTGTCCGCGCTGGGAGACATGCCCCGGTACTCCAGGCAGCCATCTCGTCCGGCCTCGACGCGCTCGACGTACCAGTCGTCGAAGCTCTCTACTACTACTGCCACTGGTTCAGCCTTCCTCGGTTGCTGGAGAAGCGTTCTCGACGGATCGAGGCGCGTCGGATGATGGGGTTGTCGACTCGGATAAAGGGTTCGTTGTGGCCGTAGGTTGCATTGTTGCGCTCCGGGCCGTTGAGCTTGTAGGCGTAGCCGCCGCCACCGCCGCCGCCGTAGCCGCCGCCGCCGCCACGGCTGTAGCCGCTCCGGCTGTACGGGGTGTAGCCGCGCTTGGCGTAGTCGGTCCAGCCAGGGTGACGGACCTCCTGCCGGACCTTCTCGAGACCGTCCTGGATCGCCTTGAGGATGTCCTCGTCCGTGGGGTTCGCCCAGGACGCGTGGACCTTCTCCAGGTTCCGCATACCGGTGTTCAGGTTGGCTTGCTCGTCGGTCGCGTTCAGGCGGTTGTCGAGGGTGAGGTTGGATCCGTCTCCCTTGCCGTTGTACCGCTGGAGCGGATTCATGCCCCAGAAGTTCCCTAGGATGTTCCGGCCTAGGCCAGTGGCCCACGGCATACCGTCCGGGCCCATCACGTAGGTTGTGTTGAGCTGGCGGTATTGGTTCACCGACTCGAAGGGGATGGACTTCTCGAAGTCGCCCTTGCTCCAGATGGCTTCGAAGAGGCTCTTTGCGTAGGGGTTGGTCCGGCCGTAGAAGACGTCTTCCATCGTCTTCTGTGCCTTCTCCTCGCCCATGCCGGCGTCGAGGTAATCCTGTTTCATCCGGGCCATGAAGCGATCGCTGATCGCTTTGCGATCCTCGAACGAGATGAAGACGTTATCCAGAGCAGGATCGCCCGGCTTAACAGTTCCCATGTGGAGGCCCTTCAGGATTGCCTCCGCACCCTTCATGGTGAGGACCTCGCGCTTCGAGTTCGGGTCCCACTGGCTGAGGATCAGCGCTTCCTGCTGATCAACAGTGAGCTCCTGCTTCTCGACCTTGCGGGTCTTGACAGCCATGTCGTACCGCCACAGGGAGTCCTTGGTGTCAAAGCCGGTGAACAGGCTACCGAAGAACGCCAGGGTCGCGCGCTGCTCGCCGAGCCGGCGGAACGCGACGTCACCCTCGCTGTGCTGGATGTCCGAGAGAGCGACGTTCTTGTTGTCGTCGAGGTACTGCTGCATCGCCTTGGTGTCCATCGGGACATCAGTGTTGTCACGCACGATCTTGCCCTCGGAGTCAACGTCAACGACGGTCCACGGGTCGCGGTCGTACTTGTCGATCGACTGGTAGATGCTGTTCACGAAGGCGTTCTCGAACAGCATCCGCTCCAGCGTCATGACGCTCTTGAACAGGAAGCCAAAGCCATTGGCCATGTCTTCGGGGTTGCCTGACGCACCCTCCTTGGCCGCGTTGCTCGCGAGCTCCGCACTGACGGTTGCAGCCTCGTCCCACGAGGAGGCATTCACGAGCGGCATCGAGCCGAGCGCGTCCTCAAAGCCCCACAGGACCTGGCGGAAGTCGCCCGTCTGGATGAACCGCTCCATGCCCATCATGGGGCTGATGAACTGCTTCAGCGTCCAGTGTAGCTGAGCCATGCTGCGGGAGCCACCGGGGGCCTCCGGGCCCTGGACCTCGAAGAGCTCCTTGAGGTTTCCCGCGAACGGGATCCACTCCGGCAGGTTGTCGAAGAAGATTGCGTCCGCGTTTCGGAAGTCATTCGCAATATCGCGCGGGTCGTAGAGGTGTCCGACGCCAGCGAATTCCTCCGCCCGGCGCCGGCGACGCTCTTCCTCGTCTCCACCGCCGGTCAGGCCGAGAGACTGGCCGAGCAGACCCAGGCCCATGAGCGCAGTGTGGGTCATGCCGCTCCGGATGAAGGCGTCGGCCAGGTCCACGCTCTCCAGGGTCTCTGCAGCGAAGTCTACACCGTGGATCGCAGGGTCGTACTCGACACCCTGCAGCCACGCCTGCATCTTGCCCAGCTTCTTGCCGCCCTTGCCGCTGGCGAGCACGGCAGCCATCGCGTTCAGCCCCTGGAGGCCGAGCATGTTGGTCGCGACGTTCATCGCGTAGGGCAGGAACAGGGTCGTAATGTTCGTCAGGTTGGCCGGCACGTTGATCGCGAGGTTTCCGTTGGCCTTGAGCGGATCCAGGACCGACTTGTACATGAGCGAGGCCATTGTCGGCTTGAGGCTCCGAACGTTCGCGATCGTGTTCATCGCATAACGGTGTGCCTCGGGCAGCGCCTTCTGAATGCCTTCAGGATCCATCGAGAGGATCTCGATGACACGACGTGGGGTCAGAGTCGTCTGGCTGCCGGTGCTTACGACGTGCCGGAGAACCGACTCGACGTACCGCTTTGCCATCGTCTTCTGGAACATGCCGTACGAGGGATCCTGCCAGCTGCCGCCCACCTGTGCGAGCATGTGGGCGAACTTCTCCACCCGGCCAGCGTTGTGCAGGTGCGGCCGCGTGACCAGCTCACGGTACATCATGCCCTTGAAGCCCTGGTTCCGGCCCATGTCACTGTAGAGGGTGTTCGCTGCCTTCGCGAGTACGGGGTCGAAGTCCGGGTTGAGCTTGGCTCCGAGGCCCGTCGTCCCGTCGCCGGTAACGATCGAGGAGACGTCCTCCAGGATGTTGCGGATGCCCATTTCGAGAGGCGCAACAGCGTACAGGAACGGGTTGAACATACCGTTCGCTGCGCGGAGGTCGGTCAGGATCCGCATCAGGGAGCTCGTCGTCGTCCCGTAGTGGACGAACCGTGCACCCTGTGCCTTGTAGTCCGCGAGGGTCTGGGCCACCGGCTGCGCCTGGTCCGTGTCCTCGCGCCACTTCCGCATCTTCCGGTTGCTACGAATCAGCGGATCCTGGGTCTGCTGCCCGTCGAACAGGTCCGTCAGCAGCGCGTTGTAGGCATCCGTGATGATCGGGTCATCCAGGTTCATCGCCTGGTTCCGGTTCCAAGTCAGGATCAGCTCGTTCGTCCGCGGATCCAGGAGATCGAGCTCGCGCACTTCATCGACAGTCATCTGCATGGAGGCGAAGTCCTCGCCGGCGTTGCGGAAGCTCTGGAGGAAGCCGTCAGCCGCGACGCGGAAGGCAGGATCGAACTTGCTCTTGATCATGCCGAGTGCGGCGTGGTAGAAGTCGCTCTCCGTGTTGACGTTCTCCGGCCGCCAGCTGCCCTTGTTGTTGAGTGCTGCCTGCGCGAGCAGGTAGGTCTCGTTGAAGCTCATGAAGGGCATCATGCTACCGTGCGTGGGGAAGTGGTTCTGCGCGACGTTCTGCTGGATCTTCTGGAGGCTCTCCATCGCGTGCGCCGCAGTGACCCAGCCCTCGCCGGCGGTCGTCGTTGCTTCGGGATCCCGAGGCGCGAGAGCCCACATGCGGACCCACCAGTCCGCCATGTGCGCGTACTCCTGGGCGAGCCCCAGCGAGTTCATGATCTCGGCAACACGCTTGTCGTAGGCTGCGACCTGGGCCTCGTCCCACTTGGTCTTGTTGAGGACCTGCTGGAACTTCCGGCGCTCCTTCCGGCCGTTCTCCAGGGCCATGTGAGTCGCAACGTTCATCACTCGAGAGTGCTTGGGCTGCGGAGCAAAGCTGGTTCCGCCGTTCATCATCTCGAACAAGTCGGCCGTCGTGGTGACATCCTTGATGCCCTCACGCGCAATGAACCGTTGGGTCTTCTTGAGGCCCTTCGCACTAGCGAAGTCCGCCCCGAGAGACTGTTCGGCCACGAGGGTCTGCTGCCGGCTCACGTTCTGCTTCTGGTTCCGGTCCATCGCCATGTTCGACAAGGTCGGGTTGTCGCCCGTCGAGTGGGCTTCAGAGAACTGCAGGTAGCCTTCGAGGTTCTTTGCAGGATCCTCGTTCAAGACCGTGAATGTCCAGTCCTGAGCCAGGTGGTAGCCTGTCTGGCGCTTCTTTGGAGCAGCGGGTTCCTTGTACATCTGGCGGTTCAGCTTGTCGAAGAACCAGGTACGGAGCTCGCTGCCCATCGGGGCCCTGTCGAAGATACTCGTGAAGAGCTCTGGCGGCAGGAACGACTGGTAGGTTCCCTTTCGTGCCTCCGGGCCGAAGCCGGCGGCACCGAGGATGTGATCGGCGGTGGCGCCAGGGCTCTGCATGTACAGGATAGCTGCCACTGTGGCAGTATCCTCCGGTGTCCAGTCGGCCCGCTCGAGCTTGACTAGTCGGTCGCTCTTCAGGAGCGGTGCAATCAGCGAGTCACCCAGAATAGTCTTGACCGTCGCGTCAGCGATCGGATCAAAGCTAAACAGCGTCCGCTGCATCTGATCGACCTGCAGGATAGAGAGCTTCTCCCGCCGGCCGACAGCCGTGAAGAAGTCCTTGATGAGGCTCTGCAGCGAGCGCCTGTCTTCGAGCGACATCGCTGCGTAATCCTGGTCCGAGACGCCGAAGAGGGTCTTAGCGTAGGTCCCGACGAAGTCGAAGCCCAGGTAGCCGATAGCGTTCCGAGCTGTCCGAATGGTGCCGTCGTAGTTCTCCTTGCTGAGCGAGTCCTCCCAGCTCATGATGTAGTCGATTTCCCAGCGGGCAAGCGGGCCGAACTCCGGGAGCTGGACGCCACTGCCGTCCATGCTGATTCCGACGAGCTTCATGCCGTTCCGCTCCAGCACGGTCTTGTTGCCGAGTGCCTGGAGCGGAATGCGCTCTTCCAGGACCAGTCCGTAGCCGGGGGTCGTGTTCCACTTGATGACCTTGCCCGTGTGCGTCGTCGCGTCTTCCAGAGGTGTCGCGCCGTAGATCGCGATCCTCCCGGCAGTCCCGTCGGCATCCGGCTCGGCCAGCATCTCTCGGAGCATCTTGTCGCTCTTGATCGGCTCGTAGCCGTGACGGTAGAGGATGACCTGATTCTTCGGGCCGACGAGCGCGATGATGTCACCGGGAGCGAACTCGCTGTCCTGCCGGGGCAAGCCATTAGTGTCGAGGTTGTCCAGCGCCTTGACGAGAGCCGCCTCGAGTTCGGTCTTCCGCTCATCCTGGGTCTTGTCCCGGCTGAAGAGTTTCTTCTTCGGGGCGGGTGTGACCTTGTCAGTCAGCTTCAACAGGTGGTCGAGCTTCTCCGGCTGCTGGTAGGCGGCCAGGGTACGCCGGACGAGGTCCTTCTGATCGTTGGTGACTGCCGTGTTGAAGCCGCTGAAGGCCATCGTCGGTGCGAGGTCACGGGCGAGCGCGACCTCTCGGCCGTCCTTGCGGTGGATGTTGTTGATGAGCGCGGCGCTCTCCTCGACGTTCACACCCCGCGTCGCGTTGAAGACTGCGACGTGGCTGGCGCTGTCCAGGTGCCGGACCTCGACGAGCCGTGAGTTGCGGGCCTCCAGGGTCTTGGACTCGAGATCCGCCTCCTGGAGCGGGGTCCACACGCCGGGGGCGCCGGCCACCGACTTGTAGCCCATTGCCTCCAGGACCGGGCCGAGCTGGTAGCGGAGCTCGATGTCGACGTGCTTCGGGTTGCCTGTCGCGAGGGCAATGTGGACGCCTCGTCCCGCCGCAGCCTTGACAACAGCCGTGGCTTCTCGCAGGCGCTCCACTGGGTCCGCGGTCCCCGCGAACGAGTCGATCCTGATGACGGCACCGTCGCCGCGGATGAGCGAGTAGGCCCTACTCTCGTGGTCACCCGGATCCTCGAACTGACTGAGATTGTGGATCACGCCGTTGCGACGCTCACCCTTCACAGTGCCGTCGTGCGAGTACACCACGATCGTTGCAGTGTCCTTGAAGGCGATGGCTTCGGTGAACTTCCGCCGGACGACTTCATTCGTCTGCTTGTCGGTAGCGACATCGATGCCCACGGGGAGATCGATCTTGAGACCCATGTCACGCAAGGCGAAGTGGCCCATGTCACTCAGGATCGAGCGGTCCTGGTTGATCATGGCCAGGCCCTGCTCGCGATGCTCCACTAGGCGTGCCCGGGTCGCGTCGTTCCGCAGGCGGCTGTACTCGACCTCTTCGGCCTTGCGCTCCCAGCGAGCCGCTCGGTCTGCGAACTTAGCGCGCTGCTCGCGGGTCAGGGCCGGACGGACGGTGGACTGCGCGAGGGCGCTGCGCCGGCCGATCCGGGTTTCCTTGATGACCTCCTCCAAGGTCATCGTGCCGGTCTCCAGGAGGCCGGGCATCCGCTCCTCGGCGAGTGCCTGCAGGTCGTTGGTCCAGACAGTCACGCCCGCGCTGTTCACGGTCGGTGCGTCAGTGAACGGCCGGGTCACACCCTGCAGGTCCTGCTCGCCGAGCAGAGTCCGCAGCACGCGCGGGCTGATCGTGACGAGCTCGAGCGAGTCCGCCGTGATGCCGCCGCTCTTCTGCAGCTCGATCGCCTGGTCGGCAGAGAGCAGGGTTGTGACTTCTCCCGTCGTCACGCGGAGCGCGTGCCGCATCTTGAGGTCCTTGAAGACGGCCGGCGCGTAGATCGGCTCCAGCACCTTGTGCCCGAGGCTGGTCGTCATGAGGTGCGCGAGCTTCCTCTGGAGAGTCCCGTAGACGTCGGTCGGGTCCTCCAAGGCCGTGATAGCCTGCTGAGCGGCCAGCTCCGGGTTCCGGAGGGAGAGCACGCCCTTCTTGTTCGCCTTCAGGGCTGCAGCCTGGTCGAAGACGTTCAGGCCGTCATCACTGAGCCAGAGGGCTTCGATCAGTGAGTTGTAGTGGTCGGCACTGGGCGGCAGACCCAGGCCCTCGAAGAAGATGTTGTTGGCGAAGTCCGGGTGAGCCGGCTGGTCCTGCGGGTGGAAGAACGAGACGTCCAGCTGCAGGTCGGTCGCGTCCTCCGGAAGCACCGAGTTGATTGAAGCCAGGAGCAGGTTGATGTTCGTCGCCTGGTACGGGAGCTTCTTGGTCGCGCCCTGGCCCACGTAGGACTGGGCTGCCTTGACGCGGACCGCGGGATCCGCGAGGAGGTCCACATCGACAGGCGAGCCGCCCTTCTCACGGTACGACAGGTGAACCTCGGTGACGAACCGGCCATTCAGCAGGGCAAGGTTCTCCATCGGAGCTCCCGGGGCCGCAGCCGCCATGCCGCCGGGTGCAAAGAGATCCGCCTCACCCTGGCGCAGCAGCTTCAGCTTAGGCTCATCGATCGTGTAGGTCCGGGCAACAGTCGCTCCGGGATTCTGGAAGGTACGGCCGGTAGCCCGGGAGAGGGCAGCCTGCTTGGAGTAGGAGATGCCCGAGCTCGCGACCTGCCGGCCGGCGCCGGAGGAGTCAAAGCGGTTCATCGCATCAACGCTCATCCGCGCGATGTCACTCGTCCAGGGCCCGTACTTCGAGGGATCCATCAGGACACCGATCGCATCGGTGAAGTCCTTGAGGGAGTACATCCGGGCGTAGTTCTCCTTGCCCAAGACGACCTGGCGGAACTCCTCGGCTGCCTTCAGTTCTGCGGAGTCCGGGTTGAGCAGGTGGTCGATGAGGTAGCGGTAGCTAGGATCCCAGAACTGGGCGTTCCCGAGGTTCTCTCGGTCCAGGGTGTCGTCCGTAGCCTTGATGAGCTTCGCCGTCATCTGCTTCGCGGCGAGCGCACTCGGTACGTTCGTGCTTGCAGTCGTCTCCACGGTGTCGAACATGACGGAGAGCACCTGCTGGGCTACAGCGTCCCATGCCTCCTGGTCAGCCTCCGGGTTCGGGTGGAGGATGATGGTCTTGTCGAGGTCATCCGTCATGCTCAGGGAGCGCAGGTGGGAGATCTCAGGCCGGTCGGCGATAGCCTCGACGTAGTTCGGCTTGTCGTGGACGAGCTGGGCGAGCAGCCGCTTCTTGTACTTGACGTCCTGGGGGTCGTCCCAGTTAATCGTGTACGCACGGATCATCTTCTCGAAGGTGTCCGTCGCGAAGAGGGCTTCCAGCGCGTCCTTCCGCTCATCGTAGAAGGACATCTCTTCTGGAGACAGCTGCATAGACGCCGGTTCCATGCTGGTGAGCAGGTACTTCTTGATGCTGCTAACGATCTCAGGGTCAGTCCGACCGAACTGGCGCTCCTGCTGCATTGCATCCAGGGCATCGTTGATCGCCTCGGCGATCTTGGGGTCTTCCCGGAACTCTGCCGCGACTCGGAGAGCCTTGGTGTACTGGCGGTAGAGGTCGTCCACCATTGACTCGACGTCTTCGATGGAGAGCTTGTAGCGGGAAGCGCTCTGCTGGGCGAGGGCGAAGGCCGTCACCCGGCGCTGGATCGCGTAGGTGGTGCCGTGCTTCTTGCCCAGGGCGTCGACCATCGACGCGTAGTTCAGGTCGTCCTGGAAAGCTCGGCCACTGAGCATCCGCTCATAGGTCTCGCCGCTGAGCAGAGCCTTGAGGGACGTGCCTGTGAGGTGCTGCTGTGCGAGAGACCCGCTCTGCTGTACCTCCCACGTCGAGGGGAAGAGTGCAGCCCGGAGTGCCGGGCGGTTCTCCGGATCCTTCCATAGGTCCACGAGCTGTTGGAGCTTGAGCGGAGTCCACTCTGCCGTCCGACCCTCGTTGTCCATCATGCGGACATCGCGCTGGGCGAGAACCTGTGGGTTCTGTGCCACAGAGTCGGCATCGTGGCTCGTCAAGAGTGCGACCAGCTGCTCGTAGCCGGTCTCTTGGTGCATGGCTTCGGCACGAGCCTGGTCGTGGGCGAGTGGGGCGATCGGATCAGCGGCCTTGCCCTTATCCGTCGCGCTGCCAAAGATACCAAAGGTCAGCCCGACAGGGCCCTGGCGCATCACCATCGGGCCGAGGCCCTGGGGCAGAGCTCCAATCATCTCCAGGTGGCGGAGCGCGTCCTTCACGAGCGGGTCGGCGTCGGTCTGCCGGCCGTCCTCGAGCTGAGACAGCGCCTGGCCCAGCTGAGTGATGATGCTCGCGTCTTCCATGTCCTGCAGGATCTCCTGCTCGGCGAACGCGTAGAAGCGCATGCTCTCCTTGGAGAACTTCGTGATCGCTTCGCGCAGCTCGGCTCCGGGCAGGGACCGGCTCCAGCCACCCTTCGTCTGGGAAGAGTCGAACTCGGCTGCGTCACGGAACCAGGCGAGCTGCGGGGCGCCGGTGAGGTGCGTCATGTTGACCCACCGCATGAAGTCCCGCACGTCCTTGGCTTCAAACAGCTTCTTCTGGAACTCGGCGGCCCGCGCCGGCTCCGTCCGCAGCTCTAGGTACAGGCGGACAAGGCGGTCGTCAGAGTCGCGGGGGTTCTCGACAGCGTTGTGTGCGCTGAGCTGGGCCAGGAACACGCCGCGGAAGTACATCATGGCCTGTTCAGCCGGGTTCTCCTCCAGCAACATCTCCAGGAACCACCGCTGGAAGCCGATCCGGCCGCCTTCTTCCTGGCGGAGCACGATGTGGGCGACGTCGTCCTGAATGAGGTTCAGCAGGCTCCGGGCGAAGTCCGGGTTCGCGTCGAGAATCCGGGCCAGGTTGTCGTAGTCGAGCTTGCCGTTCTTGGTCAGCTGGCGGTTCTTGTAGAGCTCGCCGGCCAGGCGCTGCACCGCGAGGCGGGCGGACTTCATCGAGTTCTCAATGTTGTCCAGCATGTCCGAGTCGCGCTTAGCTTTCCGGCCGTGGAGCTCTCCCTTCGTCGAGTCGAAGCTCAGCTCGTTGTCGGCACTCTCAAAGAGGGCGTCGGCGAAGATCGAGTACTCGCTGACGGTCTTGTCGACGACCTCATCCATCGAGTACGGCAGGTTGTGACTCGCACCACGCGGGTACCGAACGTCCATCTTGATGCGCTCGCGGTAGTCCTCGCGGCCCAGGGGCGTCTTGTTCAGGTAGTCCGCACGGATCTGGTTGGCCGTAAGGTTCGCGGCGAACGCGTTGCTCGTGTTGCCGGTCAGGGCAAAGGCTCGCACGTCACCGAGGATCCTAAACCACGCGTCGCCAGGAGCCATCGCGCGCAGCTGGCCGACCTCGGTCTGGAGGTTCTCGTCTTCTCCCCAGGTGCCGTCGGCGCGGTGCTCCATCTCGACCGCGTCCGCGACCTGCTTCAGGATGAACTGTGCCATACTCTGGTGGCCATCGACGATGCGGAAGCCCGCGGCGTCGTCGGGCACGTAGTTCGGTACCTGCAGGCCGGCAACCAGGGCGGCCGTCTGGAAGACCTGCGTGTTGGCGTTGAACTCCTTGGTGTAGGAGAGCAGGGCCCGCATCGCCCGCTGGCCGATGTCGTCGTGGGTAAAGATCTCCTCGTTCGCAGGCGTCCGCATGCCTGCGTTGATCAGCTCGTAGAGCATGACGAGGCTGTCGAGCTCGGTCGGGACATCGTGACCGGCGGCCTCGATCTGTGAGCGCAGGGCCGAGTAGTGGAGGTGCTGTGGGGCACGGAACCCATCGGTTCCCACGATCGCCTGGTGCAGCGTGATGCCGGTCAGGGCGGCCTCGACCGCTGCCCGCTCGGCGATGGGGGCGCCGGGCAGCAGGGGCTGCGGGTTGCTGTGCAGGTTGACCTCGCGGTCTGCCGTCCGGATCGGGGCCGAAGACTCCTGGTACTGCTGCAGCAGGACGTTCAGCTGCTGGTCGAGGACCAGGTACGGGTTGCTCATCGGGGTCAGGTAGCCGGGCACACCGTCCTGCGAGATCTCGAGGATCGCGTCTGCGCCCTCGGTCGCCAGCCGGCGGAGCAGGTACTCCTTGGACTTGGGGGTGCCGGTGCGGACCAGCTCGAGGTAGTCCTTCGCGATCGCGTCGATGTTCGGGACTCGACGGAAGGCGGCGCGCAGCCAGCCATCCATGTTGGAGAGGAAGGCTTTGGCGTTGTCCCTCTGCAGGTCTGTACCGTACAGCAGGTCCTCGGCGACGGCGCGCAGCTCGCGCTCCTCGTATGCACGGACTCCGATCTTCGGGGTCCCGTCCGTGGTGGACAGGAAGTTCTGGCCTAGCCGGAAGCTCCGCCACACGGCGTCCTGAGCGATATCGTTCCGGAACTGCACGGGCCGTAGAGCCGCGTGCTGCTTCATGGTGTCGCCGTCCCAGTCGCCGTCGATCGCCTTGAGGATCGCCTGGCTCACCTGCAGCAGGCCGTCTGAGCCGCTCTCGGTTGCTTCCGGCAGCACCTGGGGCAGCAGCATCTGGAACGAGCCGTCAGAGTTGTTCGGGCTGCGGGACAGGAGCACGCCGACGGCCTTTGCCATCGCACCGCCCTGGGCCTGGGTGCTGTCCCACGCCGCCTGCAGGAGGCTGTTGATCTTGCCGATGACGGTGTCGAGCTCGTCGCGGGAGGTCGTCGCCTCGACCTCGTGCAGCAGCGGGGTCAGCTGCGCGTTCAGGGCACCGTGCGCCTGCAGGACCGTCTCAATCTCGGTCCGCTCAGCAGGTTCGATCGACTGGTCCTGGAGCCGTAGCGTCAGGCCGTCTTCGTTCGCCCGGAGCAGCTTGAGCGTGGTGTTGAGGGAGGTCTGGACGTGGTGGTTCGGTACCTCGACGGTCGGCAGGCCACTGATTCGGTACGTGCCCTCCAGGGCCGGGTTCGCATTCGTGAGCTCCTGGTCGCGCTTCGCGATCTGTGCACTCACGAGCCGGTCGATGCCGGCCTCGGACGTCACAACCTCGTGAACCATGCTCTCGGCGACGCGGGCCGCGCTCTCCTGCAGGTCCTTCTCGACGATCGCGGGCAGCATCTTCATGGTCTGCTTCTGCTCCCGGGACATCTGCTTCCAGGCGTCAGCCTCGATCTTCCCCATGCCCTGCAGACCGAGGGCTGTGTTCACCCGGTGGTAGTCCTTGGTGTCCTGGCTCATCCGGCCCACGCGGGCACCCGCGCTCATGCCGGCGCCGGCCGCGGCACCCATGAGGAAGCTCTCCGCGACGTTGCCGTACTCCGGAGTCCAGCCGTGGCTGATCGGCTCGAGGACAGCCTGGACGGCTTCTTCAGTACCTTCACCGAAGGCGTTGACGAAAGCGATCTTTGCGGTGCGTGACCCGTGTGACAGGTCGAGCGCCGCCGTGTAGAGCATCTGGTTGAAGTCGTCCGTGCTCACGGCCCGGACGTCGCCGCCGGCACCGGCAGCCTTGGCACGCATCGTGTTGGCCTGGACGCGGACGCTGGCCCACTGGACCGCTTCACTCGGGGCAACGATCTGCAGGCTCGGGCGAACACTCGCCACTCGGCCCGCCTCGTCGAAGCGGAACTCGCGTCCGGCGAGGTGCTGAGAGCCGCGCGCCTGCGCAGCCGTTGCGGCCACGTCGTCACTGATAGTGCGGCCGAGGACCTTCTCGCCCTGGCGGGCCGCACTCGCGATTGCCGCGCCGCCGCCCATCTGGACTGCATCGATCGCGACGCCGCCGATTGCGGCGGCCCACTGGCCGAAGTTCTCTGGGGAGTGGAAGTCGCCACGGCGGTCGTCCCAGGTTGCGCCACCCATCGAGGAGAGCTGGCCGACGCCGCCGGCGACCGAGGCGCCCGTGGCACCCAGGTAGACGGCCCGGCCCACGCCGGAGCCGAACTGCAGGAGGCTGTCGCCGAGGGTGGCCGCCAGGCCGAGGCCAGTGAGGGCCATACCACCGGGGGTCGAGCGGTCCATCTCGTACCAGCCGACCTTGTTGTCGCCGATACCCTTACCCTGAGTGGCGTCTACGCCGCCGTGGACGAGGTTGGTCAGGGGGCTCGCCGAGCTCAAGGCAACGCCGCCCCACTGCTTCAGGCCGGTGGAGACTGCGCCAAGGATGTTGTCTTCCTGGCCGTCCGGCACGCCCTGCCGGAGCGCCTGGCCCGTCTGAATCGAGGCGCGCGCTGCCTGGTCCTCCAGGGAGTCTTGGTTCAGGAAGCCGCCGATGCCACCAATGAGGGTACCGGCGAGAGCACCCCAGGGGCCGGCGATGAGGCCGGTGGCCGCGCCGCCAGCAGCACCAGCGAGCGTTGCAGCGACGCCGTTCCCCAGGGGCGAGTCTTCCCACGAGCCCTTGAGCTGATCGACTTCCTGCTGGTGGGCCTGTGCGCCCATCGCGGCCGCCTGCCTCGGTGCTTCCTCTGCGTAGGCGCGCTGCACCTCGCGCTTGAGGGCCTGCGGATCCACGTCCAGGTTCTTGTAGGCGTGCTCTCGAGTCGACTTCTCCAGCATGAGGTCGCCGAGAATCGTGTAGGCTTCCTGCTCGCTGAACCCGCTCTTCTTGTCCAGGAGGTTGTACTTGAGCCGGCCGTTGTCCCACACGTCACCGAACTTCACGTCGCGGCCGTTGACGCTCTGGTCCCGCGTCGCCACGGTGGTGAGCCTCGAGTCGCCGTACCAGTTAGCCATCTCGTTGCGGTTGGTAAAGTCGTCCCGCTGCGTGAACATGCGCTTGTAGAAGTCGTTCATCCAGCCGTTGTCGGTGCTGCCGCTCTGGCCGCCGGTCTGCCACCGAGGCGCCTGGGTACCATACTTCTCGGTCAGCGACTCCAGGACGCCCGAAGGTTCCGCGTGCTGCTGAGCTAGGCCATCGGGAGCTCCCGGGTCGTTCCCGCCAACTCCACGCAACGACTCTAGTGCCACGATACCTCCAGGTAGGTTTTATACACGTCCCCTCTATTATGTCGTGGTTTCCGCCGGTTCGCTCAACGCCTCACCCGGGTGACCTGGACGTTCCGGGGAGAATCGGTAGGAGGCGAGGGGTTGGGGAAGAATCCCCGGGAATCCGCCGTCAGGGCGGGACGACCGACTCAGTCTCCCGGGACTTTCGTGACACCACTGACAAGTGGTACAGCTGTTCCGGTTTTGCGGGAACTTTTCTGAGTAGATCCAATGATACATATTAAACAATAAACACAATACATACCCCCCTATACATATATATATATGTATATATATAAGCAGTCAGAGAATCAGATGGATCGGGTGTGTCAGTTGTTTCAGTGTTTCATTTTTGAATCAATCAGAGGCAAAGCAGTATCAGGTCAATCTAGGCAATCAG